TTTTGGTACCACTTGGTGCCAGAGGTTTGAGCTTTAGCTGGAGCCAGCTGCTCAGGAGGAATACCTGCTTTAAGAAGTTCTTCATCACGTAATTTTTGCAGCATATCTTTAATACGCTGTTGCTCCTGTAGTTTCTTTACGCCTTCAGCCGTGCGCATTTCCTGTGTTGGAAATAACTTGGCCATGCCTTTTTGAACGAACGGGCCGGATGCTGCGCCTACGCCTGTGGCAACAGCCTTTTCTTCGCCCTGCGTCATACCTAGTTCTGGAATCAAGGTATTGGCGCGTTTACCTACAGGCTTTGCAGTCTTTGCAGGGCCAATTGGCGTATCAAAGATAGGGTCGAGATGTCCTAAGCCCTCACCCTGTGATGTGCCCTGTTGGTCACCAAAAATAAGTGCATCCAGCTTATCATCTTTTGCCATACATCAGCTCTTTAAGGGTTAAATTGACGGTACAACTGCATCCGATAATCGGCGTAGTCTTTGTTGATCTTCTCATACACGCTGCCGGGGCTAAAGAATTGGCGAGGCGATGCTGATGGGCCAGCCTTTGTGGAGTACTGGTCATAGGCGTTATACAAAGCTTCACGCTGCTTGTTTAACAACAACTGCTGACGTGCCCACAATTGCACCGCCTTGGATGAGTCATCAATGCTTGCCATAGGCGCTTGTAAGAGCCTTGCATCATTATCCGTTGGGTTCACACCCAGAAGGCCTTTATTAGCTCTTACGTTGGACAAGAATTCAGTCCCCAAAATGCGGCTAACATCACGCACGGCTTGCTGGTCTTCAGGTGAAAGCTTAACGCGCTGCAAGAAGTCTTTAACTGGCAAACCAATTCGCACGTTGTATTGACCGGCTTGAGCTTGTACGCCTTCCTGCGCTGCGGTCATCAAGCCAGAGATCAAGCCTTCATTTTGCATCATGGCAAAGATCTGAGGCTTACGTCTAGCAATTTCATCCAGCTGCTTCAGATTAGTATTGGAAGATTCCAATAGCTGTGGCGTGTAGTTGGTAATCTCATCACGCTTGGCGTTGAAAGACTTATCAGCCTCTTCAATACGCTTTCTTTGAATTTCAGCTTGTGCTGCCAAAGGCACACCGGCCAGATCAGCAGGCTTGCCAGCCGAGATAGGCGCTTGCCCTGGGATGGTAGGCTGCGCTGTAACTGCTGGGGCGGCTGGTGCTGCGGGCAACTGACCTGCTTGTTGCTGTGCAACCAATGGCATAACCACTGGTGCTGGTGCAGGGGCTCCAGGAACGGCTCCGGGCAATGCTGCTGGAGCTCCGGGCAATGCGCCTGCTGCAGGTGGTTGCACAGCAGGCGCTGGCTTGGTATCAACCAAACGCTTGCCTCCGGGCATAAGTTCTACTATATCAGGGCCGTATTTGGCAATGAGCTCAGCCTCGTTCATGCCTTCTTTACGATCGGCAAGCGCGTTGGTAATCTTACGTTGCGCTTGCTCGGCTTCAAACTGCTTAACGGCAAGCTGGTTTTTACCCAACTCACTTTGCATTGTGAATGTATTCTTTACAACCTCACCAACTTTAGGCGATAGCTGTGCAACCATTGGGTAGATTTGTGCAAGCTTGGCAGCTACGTCAGGGGTAACATTTCCACCTGATAGCACACTTTCAACCTGAGCCGGTGCAACGCCTAAGGTTGCTGATAGCAATTGCAAAGCCTTGGCTTGATTCTCTACTTCATACTTTTGGCCTGCCAACTGCGCACGCATTTGCGCAATAGGTAGCTGCGCTTCAAGTTGTTTTTCTTGTTGCGCGCCAATTACTCCAGCTGCTCTACCTACGGCTTCACCAAAGTTGCCGGTACGACCGGGGTCTAACAGCGCCGCGCCAACTTGAAACCAGTTAGGGCCTTGTTGTGTTCTTGCTTCTAAAGCTGCAAGGGTCTTTTGAATAGCATCAAAGTATTCTTGCTTAGCTTGGTCATCCCCACCAATCATGAATGGGGTTGATGCGGGCAGTGCGCCTGTTGTTGCCATATTAAGACTCCCACTCTAATTGTGTAATGTCACTTGGCATGCCTACTTTGCTATCAAGTTGATAGTTATTCCACAAATTTGTAAGACCTGAGCCTATTGCTTTACCAAATGGCGTAGTGCTTACACCGCCAATGATGGAGCTTAAGCCTGCAATTTGCTGTAATGGTGAGGCTGCATAGGCACCAGGAATTGGACCTGTGTAAGTATTGGCAACGCTGGTCGGAATGTTATAACCGCGCAAGGCTTGTGCGCCAAGATTCGCAGCTGTCAATGGGAACAGCTCAGCATTCTGATTGATAGTTTGCTGCTGCGCGCCTAATGTTGCCAAAGCGTTGATGTCTGCCAAATTGGCAGCTTGTCCTGCCGATGCAAGGGTGCCATATTGAGCCGCGGCGCCTAGCTTTTGTGCCTGATCTGCCTGTGCTGCACGCAACGCTTCAGTATAACCGGCTTGCAATGCCTGTGATTGCGCAGCTTGTGTATTTGCTAGGCCTGTGTTAATGGCTTGGCCCAGTACCTCAGCACCACGCTTAGATCCGAATTGTCCAGTACCTACAGCAGATGCTGTGGCCTGTGGTGCCAAGAATTGCTGAATATTTCGCTGCCCTAATGCGCCTAAGGCGTCCACAACCTGTGTTGTGTAGGGATTCATGAACTGCTCAATACGACTTTGGCCACCAGGGGTTGTGGGCTGCGTAATATCGGTTTGACCAATATTACTTGTTGCCAATAGGGCTCTGTCAAAATATCCAGGGTACGTATTAGTTGTAGAGGCTGCTTTCTCAAAAGCGGCTGTTTGCAACGGCTGCGCATTTGCGTATTGCGCCCCCGACACGCCTGCCGTAACGCCTTTGGCCAAGTCACTTAAATAGTCAGTATACCAAGACGGCGCAGATGTTACTTGATTCTGCGTCGTGGTGATATTTGGTAGGGGATCACCTTGCAATAAACTCATTTTATGCCTTTCAAATACGACAGGGGTGACTTAGCCTTAGGAGGTATTTTACCTACTGGGGCTGATCTTTTGTGTTCTCTAATGCTTTCACGCATTTTATCCAAAACTAGGGCTCCAGCCTTATTTGAGCCATTGCCCAGCGCAGCAACCGTATCGGCATCAAACACGTACTCGCCATCTGCCAGCATTGCCGGCACGCTATCAGACTGACCATCGCCTTCGCCTTGCACGTAATGGCCAGTCTTTCCGGTAATGAACTCGGGAATATGCTCTACTTGGCCGCCACGGGCGTATCCAGTTAATGGGCTACCACCTAAGTATTTCAATCCGGCAGCTGTCATTTCACCTGCACTTATTCCCGGGGTCACAGTACTGTTGTCATTACCGCTTACGGGATTGCCAGCCGATGGCGTACCTGCAAGTCTTGAGCCTACAAAGCTAGTGCCATCATCAGTTGGTGTGAATTGTGATGTTGCTGGGCTAACACGGCCTGACAAGATTTGCAGTAGCTTGGGGTCTACATTGGCCAGTTGTGGGTAAAGTTGCGTGAGTT